ATTATCAGCAGTTCTACTGACATATTCGAAGTTTGGAACTTGTCTAAAATAAGGTTTTGCCATTTTTAGTAACCCATTGATTTTGGATCATTTACAGTATCACCAAGTTCATCATAATCATTTTTGTAGATTGGTTCTAATTCACTGAACTGGAGTTCAACTTCATAAGAAGTCATTGATCCATCTTGATATGTCATATATGTTCCATCTGGAGTATAGTTCACAGACATATCAGTCAACGCACATAATTTTATGCGATTTAAAAACTGATTTTCTTTTCCATCTCTCGAAATATATTTTAATTGAAATACATTTGGAGTTGCTAAAAATAATCCAGTTTGAATTACTTCAGGAGACATTTCTCTTTTGAAGAATCTTATGATTCTCCTTACCATCTTAGCCTCTTTATCATCTCTTGGAGTGAATCTATAACTATATCTAAATGTCCTAAGTTTTGGACCATTAAATAAGAGTTCTAAGTTATTATTTAATACAGTTCCTGTTGTTCTTGCAACTAAGTTTGTTCCAACTGCTTGGCCTGCAAAATAAGATGCAATGTAATTTTGTAGACCTGGTTGATTAGCAATTCCTGTTGCGGTATTAATTAATCCTTGGACAAGACCTTTTGTTGCATTAACTACATTACCAGAACCTGCAGTCATAATTGCATTTGCGGCAACACCACCTAAAGCTGCTTGAAAAGGATTTAATGAATCTTCATTCCAAGAAACTCCATTAGTATCTGAAATTCCTGGTTGCATCGGTAAAAATACGTTTGCATAGATATTCTTTTTTCTTTTTTGTGTACTTGTCACATTAAAACTTGATGCATCAGTTTTTAAACCACTTTCCAAAAATCTAACCGCACTTATATGCAAATAATCAAAAGTTCCATCCTTATAATTTTTCAATGGATATCGCATATCCCCATACTCGGGATCTTTATTAACTGATAATGTTGTAAGATTTCCATCTATGAAAACTGGTGTTGGATCTGTGGTAGTTGGTGAGGCCGTTGGTGGTGGTTGAGGTGGTTGTGTTTGTGATGAGTTTGGTGTTATTAATTGTTGCGCCTGTGTTTGTGATGCACCGGCACTTATTGCAGTTTTTATTGATGCATTTTTAATATTTGTAATACCCGTTTGATTTGAAAGTGATCTTGTTTCGTTGGGATCTGTACCCGAGGATGGAGTGAATTTTCCTGTCGATGGGTTGTAAGTACCCAGAGTTGCATAAGTATTTAATGCACGTTGTTGATAGATTTGAGTAACACCAGTACCAGAATCTACAACATTTGACAATATACCTCCTACACCTGGCACTGTATATGGATTTTTACCTGGTTCTCCGTATGTTGCCATTGGATATAGTTTTTTAGTTATTTAGTCCTGATTTTTCCATAAGGTAATGAACGAAGATAATCAATCTCATTTTGCCTGACATGATGTAGTGCTCCAGTAACTTCTTGCCAGGTATAATTCCTCATCATACGCCAATGATAATTAAATCCTCTGAAACCCCATCGTTGAACTTCAGTTACTGCAACTAATGGATGTTCATCGTATTGAATGTCTGGAGTTTTGGGAATGTATACAAAAGTATAATAGTTCCCTGGGTCTGGAACATATTCAATATCCCTGAATACTTCCATAATACTCATCATAATTAAGTCAGCATCTTCAGAACCATCAAGTTTTCTTTTGAGTTGGGATATTCTTGGTGATTGTCTCTGAACATCTTGTCCAAAACCTTGTGCCATTATCCGATACCTAGTTCGTTTTCTGTGATAATACGAAACTCAAGCATTCTATCTGCACACCACTCTTTTGCTGCTTTCCACTTTGCCTCATTCACAGCATAAGTTTTCACTTCGTTAATGAATGTTCTAGTTCTTTTTTTGCTTGTCTGAACTGGAGGCATTGTTTGGCGTTTTGGTTTGATTTCTATCACATACTTTTTAATGTCACCAGACTGCTCACGAACTTTGATAATAAAGTCTGGGAAGTATCTTCTAACTCTACTTGTAGTTGGGTCAAAGTATGGAATAAAGAACTCTTCAGAACCCCACTCTAAAATGTTTTCATTTAAATCACACCAACGACAAAATCTGCGTTCCCAACTACTACGACAAATGATATTGTTGGGGTCTCCCTTATATTTCTTCGGGTACTCAGGTTTATAACGACTCTTTATGCTTTCTGCCATTATACATAATATATCGGTAGAAGTATTTATAGATGGCAGGTATTCCTCCAGATAGATTATCAATAAGTGACATCAAATCTAGACTGTTAAACCTTGCGCAAACTTCATTATATCGTTTAACACTTCCAGTTCCAGCTGATGTTAGAACTTTTGTATCCCAAAGAGGAATAAGCACCTTAGATATTGATAATATTACATTACTTTGCTCTGAAGCAAATCTTCCTGGTTCCGCATTATCAACTCACGATGTAACAAATGATTATCATGGGGTAAGTGAAAAGATGGTTTATCGTAGAATGTATGATGAAACTGCTGATATGACATTCTATGTTGATAGAGAATATAAAGTTGTAGAATTTTTTGAAAGCTGGATAGATTATATTACTGGTATTGGTGATGTATTTACTAGAAAGCAATTTGAAAGTCCATATGTTCATCATAGAATGGCATATGCTGAAGATTATAAGACTAATTTTTATCTAACCAAGTTTGAAAGAGACCATCACTTTAATGGTTCTACTAGAACTTTAGATTACACTTTTGTTTATGGATTTCCAATTAGTATTCAATCGATGCCTGTTTCTTACGAACAGGGTCAAATTTTGAAATGTAACGTATCATTTTCTTTCATTAGATATGTAATGAATAGAAGTGGTGCATCGAGACCAACTTCATACTCCGACAGTCGAGCACCTGGAGTTGTAGAAAGAAACTCAACCAATCCACCACAACAATCTGACCTTAGAAATATTACTGAGGCTCTGAATGCTCCAGTGATTAATGATGTAAATGGATTGAGACTTCCTTTAGGTTCTGGTGTCCCGGGACTTACTGGAATTTTAACCCCAGATATTGCCTAATAAATATCATTACTGAAACTTCTATAGGACATCATGCCTTTACCAACTATTGTAACGCCAACTTATGAACTTGAGTTGCCATCTACAGGAAAACCAATCAAGTATAGACCTTTCTTAGTAAAAGAAGAAAAACTTTTAGTTCTTGCACTTGAGACAGAAGATACAAAAGAAATCTCAAATGCAATCAAAGCAGTATTGAAAAACTGTATTCAATCAAGAGGTGTTAAGATAGAATCACTTCCAACCTTTGATATTGAATACTTATTCTTAAACATCAGAGGTAAATCTGTTGGTGAAGAAATTCAAGTCAATTTAATCGCACCTGATGATGGAGAAACATCAGTTCCAGTTACGATTAATATTGATGATATTAAAGTTCAAAAAGCAGATGACCACACTAATAAAATAAAACTTGATGAAAATCTAATGATGGAAATGAAGTATCCATCACTGGACCAATTTATCAAAAACAATTTTGATATGTCTGGCAATGTTGGCATTGACCAATCATTTGAATTGATTGCATCATGTGTTGATAAGATTTATAGCAGTGAAGAAGTATGGGCAGCTTCTGATGTAACTAAGAAAGAACTGATTGAATTCTTAGAGCAAATGAATTCCATTCAGTTTAAGCAAATTGAAAAATTCTTTGAGACGATGCCTAAATTGACACATGAGATTACACTTACAAATCCGAAAACAAAAGTGGAGAGTACTGTAGTATTAGAAGGGTTATCAAGTTTTTTCGCATAAGCATGGTCCATATGGACCTTGAGAACTATTATAAAATTAACTTTGCCTTGATGCAGTTCCATAAATATTCATTAACAGAGGTTGAAAACTTGATTCCTTGGGAACGAGATGTCTATATTGGTTTGTTACAACAACATCTGGAAGATGAAAAACTAAGACAGCAACAGAATGGCTCTTAATCCACCATCAGGAATAGTAAAATGGTACAGCACTCCACTCGGTGAGAGGGGTTGGAATACTTTTAGAGCTCAGTTGACTGGTAAGGATTATCCTGGTACTTCTAGAAAAACTTCATACGTTAAGTTATCCGATAAAGAAGCAGATGAAGTAATAGAAAATATAAAAAAGGATTCTGAAGGTATTCCTCTGTTTGATGAAGCAAATGCTCCGGATAAAGCAGAGGAATACCAAAAGTGGTTAGTTGCAAGATATTTAACTAAACCCAGAGAGGAAGAATTTAAAAATAAAACATCGAAAACTTCTTCTGAGGTAAATGGAGGTTCATCTTCGGTTGCACTTGCTGTCGTTCCTAAAAAAGAGGATGATTTAGTAGAAGAAAAAATAGATTCTCAGATTCTTTCCATCTTGGGATTGGAAGATGTTTTTGACTTAACTTATGAAGAGTATGCTTCACTCTTAAAAGAAGCATCAATTAAAGGTAGAATGGCAAACTCTCAGATGTCAACTGAGAGTGTTGAATTAGTTACAACTGAACTTAAGAGAGTAAAGGGTAAGACTGGTAAGTTTAAAGTTAATCCCAAAAAGGTAGATATTAATAAAGTATTCAATCGCAAAACACCATCACCATCTAGTGCGATTGTAAAGTCTCAAAAGTTATTACCACCAGAACAACTGCAAACAGAAGAAGCACCAGTTTCTTCAAACTTACAAGAAGATTTGACTAATGGTATTGGTAATATCTTAGAATCTTTGATTACAATTAGAACCGTTCTTCAAAGTCAGAGTAAGACTGAGCAAAAAGCAGCAGAAAGTGATAGAAAAGATACCGAAAAGAAAAAGAAAAAGGAAAGAGAATCTACATTAGAAAAGAAAAAACCACAATCACCAATACTAAAAGCACTCACAAAACCAGTTGATGATTTCTTTGGTTCTATTAAGAGATTCTTTACTAATGTTCTCTTAGGTTCTGTTGTTCTTGGTTTGTTTAGATGGTTAAAGGACCCAGCAAATCAAGGAGCAATTGATGGTTTTGCAAACTTCTTAGAGAATAATGCTGGAATAATACTTGGAGGATTGCTTGCGATTGCTGCACTGCCTATTGTTGCACCTTTATTAAGTTTAACTGGTGCTATTACTGGTATTGCCATTCCTGCTCTGACAGCAGCATTTGGATTTTTAGCATCTCCTGCCGGAATTGCTGCTTTGGCTGCTTTGGCAGCAACGGCAGCTGCTGCAACATTGCAGAATGTTGCTAGACCGGCATTGCAGCAACTCGTTGGTGGAGAATCTGTTACTAAATCTGGGTTAAAGTTTAAGTATGAAGACATTGTTAGTTTGAGAAATAAGGCATATGACTTTATGGTTAAAGCAGGAGCACCAACAGATGAAGTTAATAAGCAGATAAAACCATACGAAGATCTCATGGCAACGATGAGATATAAGAAGAAATTAAATGATGAAATGTTTGATATTCGGAAAAAATACAAGGAAGTTGTAACTAGGCTTGAAGATGAAAAAACATATGAAAATTTAAGTCCATTACAAAGAGAACAACTTATAGAAAGATTGAAAAAAATTCAAAATGATCTTCGTAATCAATATAATCAAAAACTAAAGGAAAAGGATAGATCATCTGAGGAAATCAAAGCAAAATTTGAAAAAATTGGTGTAGGTGAAGATGCACTTGAAAAAGCAATTACTGCTAGAGGAGGAACAGTGGGAAGATTGGGTCAACCTGCACAACCACAAACTCCTTTAATGCCAGGTCTTCCTCCGAGTGCTGCACAACCTGGATCTGGTCCTGCGGGCAATCCAGTTGGTGGTGGATCTGTAGTTGAATATATTACTGGAGATGCAACACATCCAAACTTTGAGTATAAAGGTCATGGGACAACTGAAAATTATCATGATCATATTGCATTTAAAACAAAAGAAGATAAAGAAAGAGCAAAATTAGCATTACGGCAGGCAGGAATACAAATTGGTAGTGAAAATAGACCATGGGATACTGATAGTTATCATGGAGCAGGATTAGCAATCGATATTCCTGGAGCACAGTGGGGAGGAAGAGGTGCTATTGGGGAAACTGAATATGCAGGTTCTAGAAAAGTTAGAGCAGTTCTTGCTGCAGCTGGATTTTCTGGAGCAGGATTGGGAAATGTTGGTTTGCCGAATGCACAACCAAGACCAGCACAAGTGGCAAGAACCCCAGCACCAACTCCATCAATACCTTCACCAACTGGTAGAGGTAATATTGTTCCATTACCAATACCAACTGGTGGTCAGCAACAAGCATCGAGTGGAACTTCACCAAACCAAGCACCAGTTCCAAGGTTCTCATCAGAAGACCCAAATAATACAACCACTATGGTTGTTCGAGCAATCTATAACATAGTAGGATAATGTTACCAGCACTCGCAGGATTTGCCGCAAAGGCACTACTACCATCAAAAAAGAAAGTTGACAAAGGCAAGTTCTTTGACAAAAAAGAAAGTTCTGCGATTGTGCAAGTTGGTGAAGGTGATGCTAAAAAATCACCTACTATTAAAAAGAAAACTATATCAACTGCTAAATTTTTATCGCAACCTGATATTAAAGCACTTCCACCTGCTGCTGAAGTTAACAAAGGTGTGAAGGGTGGGAAGTTGAATAATATTTTTGATAGAATTGGAGAAACTCTTCAAGGTATTATTGACGCATTAAAGAATAGAGATAAAACTCAAAAGGAAGAAGAGAAAACTAAAAGAGAAGAAGCAAAGGTAGATGAGAAAAAAGAAAGAGAAGAGAAGTTAGAAAAGGAAGCAAAGAAAAAACCATTCAAAAAACCAAACATAAAGGCACCTGAAGATA